AAAACTTCTCCAAGAATAACCGATTAAGTTCTTCGCCTGTCAACTTTCTCGTAAGTGAGCGAGTGAGTGATCTAGTCAGTTGTCTTGTAAGAGCCATAAGTGAGTTAGTGAGTTACTTTATTTAACAGGTGAAATATTAACGTACAGGTTGTCATTTCCATCTCCAGATCCTCCAGAAACTACTAGCTGTATTTCGCTTGCAGTAGATGTAAATAAACATCCTCCTGGTGCTGTAAGAACTGTGTCTGATCCAATGGTTACAAAAGCACCTCCGACTTTGTGTTGCAAAGTAAGTGTGCGTCCAGAACCGAACGTACCACTTGCAAGGAAACAATAATCACCGCCTCCTTTTGTGTTGTTCACTGCTGGGGTACTGGCTGAGTTTAGCGTTCCATTGCCGTCACTGTTCAATGTAGTACTGGTTGCCAAGTTAATGTTAGTTATGAATGATGCCATAATAATAATATATCTCTTTTAATTTTTAATAGTTTACGTTAGCTCCGCTTCCAGAAGTTGGAAGGGATACTGAAGGTCTTCTGATTGTAAGTGAAGATGTGCCGGATCTTTTTGCTCCTATGCCCTTTTTCTTTTTCTTGCTTTCTACCTCTTCAGCAAGTGGAGTTGGTGGGGGTGGTGCCATCGGTGCTGGTTGGTTCACAATTTGAGGTGAAGGCATCTTTGGTCTTCCTATACACATATCTTTTAATCTCGGTTGTTTGTTAAAATATTTTCGTTTTGTTCTGCGTTCTTAGCTCGCAAATAGTTTACAATGTTACGTTGTCCAAAGTAATAATCCATCTGTCTTAGATCATCCTTTGGGCTAAATTCTTTCGGAGGGAATACCTCATTGAGTCTTTTTACTAACTCACTCGACACAATTGGAAAGGGTTCATCCATTAGTATTTTTTCTTTATCTTCAGCTTACTGCGCCCTTTAGCAGTCTTCTTAGCGTTCTTAAAATTCTTCGCTGTTGGTGCGCCTTTTGATCCTGGTTTTCTCATTTGTTCTCCGCTTCCTTGTTTAATCCTTTTTCTTTTAGCGTGAATATTTCTATATAAACTCATTGTTTTATTTCTTCATATACAGTCGTAAATTAAATATCCCTTAATTCCTTGGGTAATTTCCCCTCACTAATCCACTCATCTGTTTGCTGTAAACACATGCTATTCCAGATGACTGCACCGAGGTGATCTTCAGCAGTGCATCCATCTAGATAGTCCCAAAGGTGTCTGTTTATTGAGTCAACATATCTGCTTAATGGTTGCCCTTTTTTCCAGTTATCTCTGCCATATTTAGTTGCTCCGTCTTCAAACCTTTTCGCTACAGCACGAAGGGCTGAAACTGGAATGAGTGAGGGTATTCCTTTTCCTTCACAAGCATCTCGAACACTCCCTGTTTCAAACTCAGTGCGTCCACCACTGTCAGGTAACGGCTTTCTTTCAATTATTTTGGCATCCATAATCTAACTTCTCCTTCTTTTTCATTGTATTCTTTTGGGCTTCTCAGGATGTAAGACAACCTTGCATTCAACAAAGCATCCTCTTCCGTCTGTCCCTTTGATTCATAAGCATCCACTACTGTTTGCCAGGTGGCTCCATGCTTATCCAACAGTTTTATTGCAGTCTTCGGGCCTATCCCAGAAGCACCAGAGAACCCATCAACACTATCACCAGACAACGTTTGAGATAAGTGATTGTAGTTAGCTTCCTCAAGAGTTGTGTGACTTGTCTCTGCTTTTAAAAAATTAAACCACTCACAATTAAGAGTGCCAAAGTCCTTGTCTCCACTGACAGCTACCCGATCATCTCTTCCGCAACACATCATGCCAACAACATCATCGGCTTCCAGGTTGTTCTTACAAATCCCATTGTGTTCCTCGAAGCACCACTCCATCAACGCCTTTAGTCCAAGGGGTTTTCTTTTGTCCTTTCGGTTAGACTTGTACTCAGGAAAGATGTCGTACCGGAAGTTACGCTTGTCAGAGAACACCATGAAGTAATCATCTGCTTCTGTTGTTGTTTGAATATAATCAACTGACTCATTAACAATCGACTTCATCTCATCCATATCTGACTGGAGTGTCCATATGTCGTCATCCCATTTTATTTCACGTTCCGATGCGAATGAACTTCTCCATATCACCATGTCGGCATCTATTACTGCTGTTCTTTTCTTTTTACTACTCATCAACTCATTTACTCTTTAATTTTATAAGGACTAGGACTGTTCTCTTCCAAGGCATCGATCAGGCTGATCTCTAAGATGTCATCAATTTGTGCGTACTTAAAAGCACTCGGAAGCAACTCAATGATTTCTTCAAGGCTAAAATCTTTATCCAAAAGTTTTGTATGTATTATTACTTCTTCTATTTTATTTTCTTTGCTCATAATTGTTTTCTAACTAGACTCCACACATTCCCTCACACTCCGATTGAAAATCAAACACTTGTTGTCCTTTGTCGGTGTCGCTGTCAAAGTCAACTTCATCAAGAGGCTTACATGAGCGATGTAAAAAAACTTCCATATTCATTTTGTCGTACTTTAAAAACTTAGCTCGAATTTGTTTGTCAAACTCAATAGCTTTTTGAAAATCTTCTGGAGCTTTATTTCTTATTTCTCTCCACTCAACATCAGAATGAAAAGGACAATAATAACAAGCTGACCTTGGAGGTATTTTAAAATCGTTATCTAATAACCATTGCTCACAATGCGAACGTCTCATTCTTAAATCAATTAAAGGCCATTCATAAACAGTAAACGGAACTCGACTTGGCTTCATTCGTTGAACTTCATCCCAGGAAATGCCAAGCCACTGAGTAACCATGGGATTTTTTTCTCCTCTTTTTATATTAAATTTTTTTCTTAAATATTTTATAATTGGTTGAATTTTAAAATCACTAGTACATTGCCTACCTAAAGCTCCTGTTATTTTACCCGAAGGTAATATTCCAAAAAGAGGTATTTCCTTTGCCATATAACTTGTTCCATCTTTTTTTCTGTGTCTTTCTTGTAAACTTTTTTCAGTTAGACTTCCTGCTGTAACGACCTCAACTGGATAGGGTAATACTTTTATTAGGTACTCTAGATGGTCGTATACATATTGAGGTTCCGCTTGAGTGTCAGCAAATATTGCAAACTCTGGCATAGGACTTACAGCTTTTTTTGCAGCCATTAACGCCAACGCTGTAGATTGTACTCCTGCTCCTAAACTTAAAACAACAGGTCTATCTGAATTACTTTTAAAATTAATCATGTTCTTAATGTGTCTCTGCCCAGTTGTTACCGATCTTAAAGTCTCCGTCTAGTGGACATTTAAATTCTAAAGTCTTCCCTGCCTTTTCTATTGCAGTTACAAACTCTCTTCCAAGATCCTTTGCGTGTTCCTCATCGCAGGAGAACTGAACCTCATCATGTACATTTGCATGCATCTCGTATGGATGTGAAGCCAGTAAAGCAAACTCAATAAGACTCTGCTTCATGATAACAGCACCGCAACTCTGCAATAGAAAGTTGAGTAGTGAGTGTTTTGATCTTGATCTTATTGCCCTTCCATCAATACCAGTAAGATGTCCATGCTTCTTTTCGGACTCTTCAACATCACTAAGTAGTTTCTTGAAAGCTGGCATCTTGGACATAAAGGAATTTCTTAATCTCTTTCCTTGTGGTCTTCCTCCACCAACTGACTCACCCAACCTAGTATCACTAGCACCATATATGAGTGAGTAGATGAATGTCTTAGCCTGATCTCTTGTAGGCAATCCAGCAGCATTCTGATTAACTGTATGAATGTCTCCCTCTAGGATTTCTCTGACATACTTACCGGAGTCATAAGGAAACAGGTAATGTGCAAGACATCTAAGTTCCAGTTGGGAAGCATCAGAACCTACAAGAACCTTTCCCTCTGGAGCAGTAAACAATTCTCTGCATTCCTTTCCGTACTCTGAACGAACCGCAGGAATCTGTCCGATGTTTGGTGAGTTGTGAGTGCATCTTCCAGTAACAGTACCAGCAGTGTTGACTGATCCATGTATTCTTCCTTCATCAGTAACAGCATTCAACCAGGCGTGTTTGCCTTCCGCTAACATTCCAAGACGTTTCTGTAGCAATAGGTACTCAAGAAGTTTAAGAGATTCTTTTGTATCGATCTTTCTAAGCACTCCCTCATTTATCTCTGGTCGCTTGCCTTCATAAGCTGCTGGCTTCCATCCGGCTTCCATGAGTCTTTCAGCAATCTGATCTCTGCTTCCTGGATTAAAGGGAATTGTCTTAGTCTTATTGCCTGTCTTCTCTGCAAGGTCACTAATGGTTTGTTTTAGCCCTGCACGTTTCAACTCAGCCTTTAACTGTATCTTTGTCTTTGCAGTATATTCAAATCCCTCTACCTCAACCTTCCATCCAGTGACACTCTTCATCGTCTCTACCTTTGCAGGGAACACCTCTTGCATCTCGTTCTCTATCTCAACCCTGCGTACCATTAGATTCTTGGCAAGCTCGTTGGCTTTCTTAACATCAAAAGGAAACCCATTCATCTCCTGTATTCTAATTAGCTTTGCAAACTCATGCTCAAGCACAAGGGTCTTTGGGGATGTACTATGCTGTAGAAGATACTTATAAAGAGCTAAAGTTGTTCTTACATCCTGGTTGCAATATGTCTGCATCTCTGGACTAAAGTTCTCCCAGTCCTCACTAGCACCATGATCGTCCTTATGAACTCCTATGCGTAGTCCCCAAGCTTTGAGTGATTGAGATCCTCTTAACTTCTTAGGGAAACCTTTCTCGTAGCCTCGCTTGTCATCTTCCTCACCTATGTCAGGGAACAACACCTTTGCCATAAGCATTGTGTCCACGATTTTGTTGAAGCGTATTCCATACAATCGATAGAGTGCAGGAGCATCAAAGCCTATGCCATTGTGAAAGCAAACATACTCAGATTCTTGGAGCATCTTTAAGCCCTTCATCAATATTGTCTTTCATTGTATTGAACTCATACAACTCACTTGTTGTAGGGTCTATAACTGTGAAGCAATGCATTCGATCAAGACCATCGAGTGTCTGCCAGTTCTTTATTGCGTTCGTTTCTATGTCACTGATTAGGATGTTGTATTTGTAATTCATAATGATAATCTAAAATTCTTCTGATATTGATGTTTCGGTTAGTCTTCCAGTTTTTGGGCAGTACTCAAGGTGACTGCAAAGTCCTGTATCCCCACTGAATCGGTTTTTAAGAACAGACATTTTCGTTGTATTTTTTTCCTCACCTTGAAGATCCCTGCTGAGGGCTACACAAATGTCCGATAACTGGCTCAAGCTCTGGCTTCCTCTAAGGGCAGATAAGTTAGGCATAATTCCGTCTTCGTACCCTCGGTTTCCTTCTGGTCGCTTCAGGTGGCTGACAAGTATAAGTGCAAAGTTTGATTCCTCAACAAGTGTTCTTAGTTTTGTCATCAGAACATCAATAGCTCTTCTTTCGTTTCCCATCTCTGACTCACTCATTCCACTCACTACAATCGAGATGTGATCGAGAACCACATACTCAACTCCAAGTGCCTTTACTAAGTATCTTATATGTGAAAGTAACTGGTCAGTATTAAGAGAACCCCAATGGTCATAGAGAAAGAACCTTCCAGAGCCGACAGTTTTATTGAATGCTTTTATGTACTTGTCATCAACAGTAAAGTCATCAAGGTGCAATAGCTTTCCTAACTCAAGTCCAAGAACACCTTGTGCAGATCGCTCTATGTTTTCCTCAAGTGCAATGTAGCCTACCTTCTTGTCTTTTGTTTGAGTGAGCAGATGGTGAGCAATCTGCCTACAGACTTGTGACTTTCCAACACCACTTCCTGCACAGAACAAAGAAATTTCACCTTTGCGAAGGCCCTTTGTTTTGAGGTTTAAACCTGGAAAGGGATAAGGTACTGAGTCATTCTTTTTAATTGTCGAGATACGTTCAAATAAATCAGCACCATCAATAATGTTTGTAGGACTCCACTGCTTGGCATCAAACATCGCTCGGACAACATCCTGAGCTTTGCCTTGCATCAATAGTTCATTAGGATCTTTTCCAGGTAGCTTTGCTATGTAAGCTTTTCCAGGTGGGAGGATACTAACACACTCACTCACCGCCTTCTGTCCTGGCTCATCCATATCAAACATCAACACCACTTCATCAAATAGTTCTAACCACTTTAAATTCTTTTTGAATGCAGCCTTGGCACTGTTAGTTCCACTTGGAATAGAGATGCAAGGGTATTTGTTAGAACCAAGTTGGGATACTGTAAGGGCATCAATCTCTCCCTCACATACAATAAGTTTCTTACCTCCATTAGGCCAAAGGTGCTGACCAAAGAAGTGTCCGGTTATCTTTCCGTTTATTGTAAAGTTCTTATCCTTGTCTCTTATCTTCTGACCAACTAACTCACCTTCAAAGTTTCTGTAGTTGGCTATGTGAACTCGCTGTCCGTTGTGGTCTCCAACGTAGTACCCATACTTCTTGCAGGTATCTAAGTGTATCCCTCTAGGGGCTATAGGCAATAGATCTCCGTATAGGAAATCAGCATTCTTCTTTTGTTTTTCTTCTTTAATCATATTCGTTTTATTGTTTTCATGTACTGTGTACTCTCCGCAGCTAAAGCACTTAGTGTTTCCGTTTTCATTTAATGCAAGAGCATCACTGCTTCCGCAATCTGGACAGGGTAAATTAGTTTCTATGAATCCTGAGCAATCATCCATTCCGTAGGTATCCTTTTGTGGCACCACATAAACCCATGCCTGTCGCACCAGTCGGCATAAGTTGTGTTGCTGTTTTTAGTCAGTCGGTTGTAAGCATTCTGGAACAGAAACCGAATGTCATAAGACGTTTGGTCACGCACCAGGATATGCTTGGTTCTATCGGAGGGCTTAAAGAAACCTTTAGCTTCAATAATCACTCCGTTTGAGAATATGAAATCAGGTGTATAAGTTGCTTTCTTTGTATAGTTAATTCGCAACGTTTCATATTCGAAGTCCACCCCCTCCCTTTTCAGGGAGAGGGCAGTATTCCTCTCAAACTTAGAACGGAACCGCACTACTCGATTCTTGATTAGTTTCTTCGCTTGTTTCATCAGTGTTATTGTTATTTGCAACTTCATCTGCATCTCCTACAAACCCTCCTTTGACCTCCTCGAATCCAAAGGACTCTGCGTTGTCTCCACCACTGCTGTACTCAACTAAATCAATAATTTGTACGGCTCGGAGTCTTAGGCTGTATCCAAACCCAAGTGACGGAACATACCAGGTTACTAGATCAACACTCATTCTAAGCTTTGATCCGCTTCCACAATTTGTATCGGCTGGCAACTTGTTTCCCTGACTATCATAGATACCAATTGAAAACGTAAGTGGGCCTTTTGAGGTCTCTTTCTTTGCAACTTGCTTTGCGTATATTTCGTTCTCACCATCATCAGTAATGCGAATAGGAGGAGTGTTAAATTGCTTTAACTTTTTCTTGTCTTGCTTGACCAGTTCTTCTTTGTAAGAAGCCCCTACAAGTTTNTCTACTTTNGCAGCAAACTCATTGTACTCTCCCTCATCTTCAATGTGAATCTTGCAGGAATACTGTCCGTTCTCATCCCATTTAAAATCGGGTTGGAGCTTTGGATAAAACGCCTTCCCCATTGGAGTGGTTAACTTATGTACTTTCATTTTCTATGTCTCTTTCTATTTTTTTATTTATATGTTTTTATTTATTTCTTTAAGTTTTCCGCTTTAGGAAAAGAAGTACGGACTATCTCGTATCAATGAGATGTCGGCTGAACCATATTCAGGAGGTTCGGGAAATTCAAGGTCAGGGTTTTGTTCTCTTATCTCACTCAACCACTCACGCAATAAATCAGGAGTGAACATCTTTACAGCTTCAGATCTAATAGTGTCTGCAAGTAGCTGTGCTTTGTTTGAGTGAGTACCAAATGAGTCATGTATCATACAGAAATCATACAGTCCTGATTCACATACAACCAAATGTAGAAGGGCTGAGTCATATGAGTGAATGGTATTTGGACTTACTCCATTCTTTTGTTTAACGACACTCAGTTTGTTAGTGCTGTCTTGAAAGTTTATGTGAATTGCTTGACCTGTAATCCATGTAGATATTTTATTTTCTTTTACTTTCTTGTAGTCCTGCTTAACAACAAAACCACTAGGAGTAGTCCATTGAAGTGGTCTTCCTTCTGCACTAACAATCTGTGCAACCTCAACAAACCAATCCATGCACTGCTTTGGAAGATCAAGAATCTCTTCAATAGCTTTCCAAACCATAGAGCTTAAATAATGAACTGCCTTGTAGTATTCCTTTTCACAAAAGGGACTAGGCAAATCATCTCCATGTATCTTGTCCTCAAACCAATCAAGAACATACTGCCTACAGGAGTACTCCGTAAGTCCATATGGCTTTGTCATTGTTGGACGTTTTAAACAGTTTCTATCAATGCCATAATCCAACCAAGATTGTGCGAAGGGATGTCCAGTCTTTGCATCAGCCTTCATGTAAGATTCACAACGCAACCTGGCAGTCGTGTAAATGTCAGCAGGGATGTCCTCATCATTTGGAGTTACGTTAGTAGCTGCACAACCATATTCACATCTTGTAAGGATCGATAACAACTGCAATCCATTGTTGGTTGCATCCATCATTACCGGAATCTTTGTTTTTAATTTTCCCTTCTCAAGAAACACTCTCCACTCAAAACAAAAGGCAAGAAAACTAAATGGAGCATCTGCTTCAATCCATCTAAGGTCTGATGTAGGATCAACTGCAATGGACTTAATCATGTCTGCATTGTCATAGGCCCACTGTTCTCGGTTAGTTAAAGATACCTTGTCATTGCCATATGAATTAGAACCATGTATTGCGAGCCACCTTGCCTCCTCTTTGTTGCGTACCTTTTCTTCCCTCCAAAACTGCAACAGCCCTCTGGATAAATCATTGCCCATAGGATTACAGAATGTTGGCGCATAATAAACACGGCCCCTGAAGTCTACATTGCATGGTAAAAATATTCGTTCTCCTGCAAACTTTTCTGCAAGGTAAACCACCTTGGTAGTCAACATCCTTTTGGATCTTGTAGATAGATTTCTTCTATGGATCTTACTGGCTATCTTTGCCCAAGAGTTTCTTGAGTCTCTGTTATGTTCTCCATCAATTGGGAAAGGTGGAAGCTCTTCATCTTCTTTAGAAGGCAATCCCTCAACCTCAACGTTGTTGTCCCAAGCCCACAATATAACAGCCAGTACATTCTGATTGATCTCCCAAGGTGTACGCTGAATTTTGTTAACAGCATCCATGGGAATCTTTAACTTCTTCGGGTCCAGAGATCGCAGGAATTTTTTATCGTAGCTTTTAATAAATGGAAAGTCAGGAAGAAATCCATCCTCTTCATTAGATACATAACCACCCTCCCAAACATTCTCCCAGTTCTCTGGAGGATCTATTGTTGGCATCCAAAAAGGATCAAGCAAACTGTGGTGAGTGTTAAAGTTCTCAAGCCAATCAAGAGTTTCTTTTGTAGCTGCAACAAACCTGGTAAGCTTCCCTCTGGCAGACTTTTTTATATAAAGGTATTCAATCAGTCCGGTGGACACACGCAACAACTCAACTAAATTAAGTCCACAAGATAACCTGTCACGCTTGGCCCAGTGATCGAAGTTCTCCATGCCTTCCTTCTTCTCTTCGTTCCGCATAGACAACTGAATGTGCCTGTACTGACTAGCCTTAGATCTCGTCTTAGCTCCCTTAATAATTCCTTTACCTTTTGGATTGGTCTTAACAAGATAAGTACACATCACCTCACGCTCAATGTGCTTTCCAACAGCGTAGGCAAGTGACGTTAAGGTTTTCTTTTTTGGTAACTCATCAAGCACCACCTTAAAACAAATAAAGGCAGCCTTCTTTGCATCATAGTTTCTAAGATCCTCTTGCCACCTTGTCGGTCTTCCAGGGCCTTTCTTAAATAACTGTCTTACTCTCTTATGAAACTCAGGCAATAACTGTCGCATTATACGCTGCCCAGCTTTACTTCTAGATATGTCATCATAATCTCTAGCACTCTCCCACTGCGCATTGAAACGTCCTACGCCTATCTCGGACATCTCTTTGTTGAGTTCACGTTGATCCATAATTTTATTAGATTTATGTCAGGATTTTGTCAGTTACAAATAAATTCCAAAGACATAAAATTAGCATTTGTCTGCTGACAAAGCGTTACAGGGATTGAGTTTGATGAGTTGTTAAAAGAATGCTGAGAACCTAAATCTGGCGTGTCTACCAATTTCACCACAGCCGCATTNNTNTTGTAATCGTTTTCCATAAAGGATTTAAGCTGTCTTTTCTCCCTCTTTTTTGTTTACAGAATTGTCAGTATATTCAGACATATTTGTCACATTTTTGTCCGGCAACTCCAGAGCATTGTCTAAAGCGCAAAGTGCTTGCCTTAAATTGTGTGGAGCAAGCTTCGCATAACGCAGTGATTGATCGATGGTTTTATGCCCCAACATCTGCTGTACCAACGGAATTGAACCAGTTGCCTGAATGATCCTAGAGGCACAAGTATGGCGTGTCAGATAGAAGACAAAGTTTTTGTCCGATGATCTGCCCATATGTTCTCTAACCTTATCCCACACTGCCCGAATTCTTTCCTTAGTCCAATAATCCCATAGGTATTCCTTGTGCTGATTGTTCTTGTAAGCTAACAAGGCTCTGCGAGTCAACGGCACTGTTCTTTGTTCACCATTCTTTGTATGAAACAAATCAACAACATACCCTAGCTGCGTATCTTTTCTTATGTGATGAGGTTGGATATGTCTCGCCTCAATAGGTCTGCAACCAGTGTCCACTTGCCACGAAAAGAAATCAGTAAAGTAATCCTCTCCCTTTTCTTCCAAATAACTCAATATCTCAATCTCTTCTTCCTTGGAAAAGAAAACCAATCTCTCATTCTTAACCTTGATCTTTGGAAACGTTGGCTTCTTTAATAAATAATCTCTCTCAACACAATAGTTCATAGCAGTGCTAAGTGATGCCAACTTTAGTTTGATTGTTGCTGGCGCATTACCCGAATGCCTACAGTCCTCAACAAAATCATCAATCATTATTGTAGTGATGTTAGCAATTCTAAAGTTATGCCCGAATGCATTCTCAAACATCTTGGAATGACTAAAACCATTGTCATAGTTTGGAAGACCTTTCCACTTTCTCTCTAGGACAAGATCAAACATTTCCCTTACAGTCATGTTGGTTCCTAGGGCCTTTGTAACAGTCTTTACTCCCTCAATCTCTAGTCCATACTTTAAGCGACCCCTGCTGTCATCTTCCCACTGATTAGCTTCCTTTTCGCTGCTAAAGTATTGTCTGTACCTTTCACCTTTCACCATAAAGTCGGCTAGGTACGATGTTATTTGACCACGTTTGTTGTGTTGAGGTCTTGTTGCCATTATAGTTGCTCCCTTTCGTTTTGTTCTGTTGTTGTTAGGTTAAATAGTAAACAGTACCTAAATAGTACTAATTGTGTTCGTTTGTCAAATTTAAGTAAGTGAGGACAAGAAATGAAAACGAACTAAACTTCCCTTGCCCTCACCTTTTTTAACCTAACACCAAATTCGAGCGACTCCAGAAAGGTTCCATGATAAAACCTAAAAACCGCTCGTATCCAATGACTCCTTATCTTCTCTGCGTTTAATGTCTTTGTCAACATCACAAACAGAAAAAAATCTTAGTACCAATACATTAATCAGTACCCATAAAATAATAACAAGTAATGCAATCATATCTCTTTTTGGCATTGCTGCTAAAGTACAATGTAATCAACTATTTGATTCACATAAGGCAACAACAAATGTCTCCTACCCTCACTTGCCCGAATGCCCTCAAACTCATCAAGAGCTACGCCAACAAGCACCTTGTCTTGCCCGAATGCATCACAAACTTCTTCCAGGTTACAATCAAACTCACTCACTAATGTATAGATGATTATGTTACGCCAACGTATGATGTAGTTCTTCTTCAGTTTCTTTAGCTGGTCTGGAGAATACCCTGTAATTTCTGAAGCACCTTTTAAAGCACTTTCTATCAAGTCATCAAGATTGCCCGAATGCCCGAATGCCTTTATCTGTTCTTTTGTTTTTTGAGTTAGTGTTTTCATATTTATTATTTATTAATCTATTAAGTCGTTTATAAGGTTAAGCCCTTTTATTGTATCGGCTTCTATCTCTATTGGTTCACCTATTATTTGATTGCGTAAACTATCCATTGTGAAATCGCTTACCTCCCCATACCTGGCTTCCTTTTCGCCTGGCTCTGGACTAAGGTTATATTGTTTGAATGATTCGACCTTGCCCGAATTCTTACAGTAAATGACCTCAAACATTACCGGAATGCCATTTGGTCTTAGTTGTCTTAACATATGCATAATTGATATTGCCCGAATGCCCGAATGCATTAAGGAAAATTTTTTTGATTGAGTTAATTTTTGAGTCAAAAAAAACCTGGAAAGTATTTTAAACAATCCAGGTCTTTAATTATGTTTTAAAATCTCGATTCAGCTTCCAGCATAGCCCTTGCATCGGCTAGCGTCTTATCATTAGAATAATACCAAGCGTTTTGGTCTTCCAGGAATATAAAGTCATCTATAAAAGTTTGGCTCGTAAATGAGTGAGCTAGTTTGTGAACGTCTTCATCATTATTAAATCCGTACCACTCATTGAATGGACTAGAGCCAGCGGTAATGGCGTAATGATACGGATCTACTGAATCAAACCAGTCTGGAGCATATGGCCCCTGGTGATATTTGAAATCAATTGCTGGATATGTCATCATTTTATTTTGTTTTCTATTGGTTAGTTGTTAGGTTAATAAATTAATTTAATGGGTTGCAATTGCTATTTTAACATTCTTGAACCTATCCGAGCCGCAAGCGTGGCCATTTGGAGTACATGAGCCGCATAAGCCAGGACAAATAAAAGCACGTCGATCTCCTAACGATTCCTTTACAGCGTTATTA